TTCAGGAACAATCGTTGTTTCTGCTGACAGTGACCAAAACCTTCAAATGAAAACTGCTGGTAGTGGTGACATTGAGTTCAACCCATCAGGTACAGGTATCATTCAAGCAAAAGGTACACTTCAAATGCTTGATGGTGAGTTAATCACCAACAGTGCTGGTAATGCAGTTGCATTTGGTAGTGGTTTAGAGTCAGATTCACTTGCATCAAGAAGTTCAGACACTAACTTAGTATTGAGTGGTAATGGAACAGGTATTGTTACTGTTAATGACTCTTTAACAGTTACTGGAAATCTTACAGTTTCTGGTACAACAACTACAGTTAACTCTGAAACAATTTCACTTGCTGATAATACAATCGCATTAAATAGTAATTTCACTTCAGGTACACCAACAGAAGATGCTGGTTTGAGTATCACTAGAGGTAGTTCAACAGCAAAAACATTCTTATGGGATGAGACTAATGATAAATGGACAGTTGGTTCAGAAACTATGGTCGCAGCAACTTTTGAAGGTGCATTAACAGGTAATGTTACAGGAGATGTAACAGGTAATGCTGACTCTGCAACTGCTTTAGAAACTGCAAGAACTATTGGTGGAGTATCATTTGATGGTACTGCTAATATCAACTTGCCTGGAGTTAACACTACAGGTGATCAGGATACATCTGGTAATGCAGCAAGTGCTACTGTTCTAGAAACTGCTAGAACTATCGGTGGTGTATCTTTTAATGGTAGTGCAAATATAGATCTTCCTGGTGTTAACACAACAGGTGATCAGAATACATCAGGAACTGCTGCTGCGTGGACAACAGCAAGAACAATTACATTAGGTGGTGATTTAACAGGTAATGTAAGTGTTGATGGTTCTGCTAATGCTACTCTGACTGCTACAATCGCAGCCAACTCTGTGGCATTGGGTACAGATACAACAGGTAATTTTGTTGGTGGTATCTCAGGTACAACTAACGAGATTGAAGTATCAGGTTCTGGTTCAGAAAATGCTACTGTAACAATCGGATTACCAGATAATGTGACAATAAGTGGAACTTCTACCTTAACAGGAAAAGCAACTACAGGTTTTACAACAATTGGTTCTAGTGATGGTGCTTTAAGAAATACATTTATCCATTCTGCTGCTCCTACATCAGGAGATGGTGCAGTTGGTGATGTTTGGATTACTTACGCATAATTCTAGACGACTAAATATAGGTTAATATGGCAAAGTCTTCGCAGGTTAAAACTCCGACTGGTTGGTCAAGCACTAGTGGGGGATGGGTTAAAACAGGTCCAGCAACATGGTCTGCTGTAGAGGGAATTTATGTAAAGACCCCTACAGGTTGGATTCAATCGTCTGGTCAATTCCCAGCACAACAACCTGCGCAGAGACCTGCTACAGGTACAGCACCTATACAACAACCATATCAACAGAATTATACTTCTACTAGACCTGCTACAGGAACAGCACCTGTTCAATCTACTAGACCTATACAACAACCTTATACTGCTACAAGACCTGCTACAGGTACAGCACCTATACAACAACCATATCCAGCACAAAGACCTGCTTCTGGACCACGTCCAGCAACTGGAACTTATCCAGCACAAAGACCTGCTTCTGGACCAAGACCTGCGACTGGTACTTATCCTGCTCAAAGACCTGCTAGTGGACCAAGACCTGCAACTGGAACTTATCCAGCAGTAAGACCTGCAACTGGAGTTAGACCTGCTACAGGTACATACCCAGCAGTAAGACCTGCTACTTACCCAGCACAAAGACCTGCTACTTATCCTGCTCAAAGACCTGCGACTGGTGTGAGACCTGCTACTTATCCAGCACAAAGACCAGCAACATATCCTGCTCAGAGACCAGCAACATATCCAGCACAAAGGAATGCTGGTGGACAAAGACCTGCTGTAAGACCTGCGACTGGTACAACACCTGTACAGGGTCCAAAAGGTGCAGTACAAACTCCATATCCGTTCCAGCAACCATACCAGCAGAACTATGCATACCAGCAGAATTATAATGTTGCATTCCAGCAAAACTATAATGTTGCATTCCAGCAAAACTATAATGTTGCATTCCAGCAACCTTATGGATATCAACAGAACTATCAAGTTGGATTCCAGCAAAACTATCAAGTTGCATTCCAGCAAGCATACAATGCACCATATGGATTCCAACAACCTTATGGGTTCCAACAACCTTACAATGCACCATATCCATTCCAACAACCATATGGATACCAGCAGAACTATAATGCACCTTATCCGTTCCAGCAACCTTATGGGTATCAACAAAACTATAATGCACCTTATCCGTTCCAACAACCATACGGATATCAGCAAAACTATACATCGACTGCTGCTAACCCAGTGCAACAACCTTATGGGTTCCAACAACCATATCCAGCGACTAGACCTGCGCAACAACCATATGCTTTCCAACAACCATATGCTTTCCAACAGCCATACCCAGCACAGAGACCATCAACTAGACCTGTACAACAACCATATGCTTTCCAACAGCCATATCAGACTGTAGTACAAAGATGGGATGGAAATGTAAATTGGCCATCACAACCAATTACATAAAATCCACTAGTCGAAACTGTCTAAATATAGTACAATATACTACTATAGGAGAATTATATTATGATCGCATTCATTTATACACAAGATAACATTTTAAGACTCAGAGACCAGAGAGGACTCAAGTGGGAGTACGATGGGGCAGATGCTCCAGATCTAGGTTTTGAATATGATTATCTGATCTATGATGATCAAAAAATTAAAGTTATCTTAGAAAGAGATAAAGATGGTAATCCAACAGGTGAAGAAAAGATCACTGATCTCAATAATGAAGAAATTGATGCTGTAGAAAATTATGTCATGTCTTCTGAACCACCTGCCGATATAACATTAAATCTGCAGTATGCACATGATCTATTTGATGCCACTCATATGAACATTAATGAGATGTGTAATAGAATGAGATTTCCAAACATCTATGAAGCATTAACAGCAGGTAGAGAGGGTTCTAATCATCCCTTTAGATCTGATGCTAGAAGATGTTTAGAATTTTTTGATCAGGCATGGCAGATTTATGAGCAACTAAAAGTTCAAATTATGTCAGCACCAGAGGATCAACTGCATCCTTTTGATCATTACATGAGAGAAAGTTTAAGACCTGTCAATACAGAATTTCTATCTGCTTCAGACATAGAGAAGTAATATGGAAATCATCTATCACGATGAACCTTTTAAAATTAAAGAACTTCCTTTAACGGATATTCATGTTATAGACAATTGGTTATCACCAGACATTCATAATTGGTTTGATGATAAATTGCGCAATACCTCTAAATGGAATCAAACCAATCAAGTCACCAGAGAAGGTGAAGTTCGTCACAAGTTTTGGGGTGTAACATTTTATCGAGAGAATTATCAACTTGATGAAATGCAAGATCATGGTTGGTGGATTCGTACATTAGATAATAGATTACAGCAAGAATTTGGATTCAAATGGGTAAGGTTTGACTATGCAGGAATGAATGGGCAGACTTTAGGATTACAGGGTACAGTGCATGAAGATTGTGCACCCGAAGATGATAGAAACCTTTCTTTTCTTTGGTACAACAACTTATTCTGGAAAGAAGAGTGGGGAGGTCCATTGAGAATTTATAATGAAAATGCTAGTGGGTTTGTGGGATTTAGTGAAGATCTACTCAAGCATCAGATCTTAGAAGTTCCTTATAAACCCAATAGATTATTAGTATTTGATGGTAGAATACCTCACAGTGCTGATGCTCCTGTAAATACTACCTATCACAACAGACAATCTTTAGTGATAAGGGGAAGTGAAGTTGAATTATATGATGAGAGTTTAGACTATGCCACAGATTGAATTTGTAACCTTTGATGAAAGAGTAAAAGAAGATTTTCAACCCATTCCAGCATCTGAGTATAAACCAGATTGGTGGAAAAAAACTAAGATTGTTGAAGATGTAGGTGCTGGTAATGGTCCAGGATCTACAATAAGATCTTGCCCTGCTATGGCAGATGTATTGAGTACAGGATATTATGTTGTAGCAGTAAGAGACATGTATGTAGAATACAATGGTGACGATCCAGCAAATCGAAAATCAGATTTTAATATGCGATGCCCACATCATGAAGTATGGGAATCTCAAACACATCCCTTCGCTCAGTTTGCCATGATGCCTGGATACATAAATGATGCGATCAAAATGAGCATGCCTTTTTCAGTACGAACACCTAAAGGTTATTCTACATTATATTTGGATCCTTTTCTATTTTGTAATGAATACATATCAGCATGGCAAGGCATCATAGACACAGATGATTTTATTGGTGGTGATCTAAATGCTCAATTGATAATGTATCCAAAAGTTCGTAAAAGTTTTATAATACCAGCAGGAACTCCTATCGTTCAACTTATTCCTTACAAGAGGGAGAAGTGGACTTCTACTACCAGAGTGGATTACAAAGATTATTGGAAGAATGCAAAGAATGAAGAGTTTGCAAAATACAGGGAGGATCATCCTGGAAAATTATCTAAATATGGTATAACAGGTTCATATCGTAAATACATATGGCAAAAGAAAGAATTTAAGTAATGCTTAAACTATTATTCCCCACACCAATATTCATTAGAGATCTGCTAGATCCTAATTTACACCCTAGACAGAGAGTAGATGAAGATTACATGCTTTCTTTAAAGCAAGCAATGGATACGATGCGTAAGAAAGACCCAGTGGGTAGAAAAGTATCTAATCAATATACAGGGTGGCAATCTAATGATGGTATAAACAATCATCCGACATTTACCAAACTCTTTAACAGAATTGGTAGGTTATTTGAAGAAGAAGTTGTGCCTTATTATGGAGGAACAGGTAAGTTCATTCATACAATGGGCAACAGTTGGGGTAACATTAATGATCATGGTGCTTGGAATGCACCTCATTTACACAATGGTTGTTGGTACAGTGGAGTTCTATACATTCACGCAGATGGTGACGAAGGTGATATCCAATTTATTGACTCTAATCCAAAGTATGTGAATGATATGCCTTTCTTTAACTCTAGAGCAAGAACTGACTTTAGAGTAAGACCAAAGACAGGAAGTTTAATTCTTTTTCCATCTGGTGCTATGCATATGGTAGAACCTAACTTTACTGACAAAAGAAGATACTCTATATCTTTCAATGTGGATTGGCATGCAACCATACCTATCAAACCTGGAGATGTGCCTGACTCTCCAGTTCCAGAAGATGAAGATCTTTTTGAAATAGACTTCAACACAGGCAATCCTATTATAAATAAGTAAGTATAAACGGAGATAAGATGCCATTAGAACCAGAACTTCTCTGGAATATCTTTCTATCCTTTATTATTGCACCTGTGGCATTCATTGTTCGAAATTTGATGAATGAATTAAAAAGAGTAGATATTCTAGTAAACAAAACTCGTGAAGAGATTGCGAAAGATTATGTGTCCAAGAATGAATTTGAAAAGTCATTTGAAAGAGTCATGGATGCTATAGATCGAATCGATTCTAAGTTAGATAGATTAACTTTTAGGGACTAAATTCGTATAAATAGTAATGGAGACATTACTATGGCATCACCTAATTCAAGAGCGACTTTCAAAGATTATATCAAAAGACAACTAGGATATCCTGTCCTAGAAATCAATGTAGACGATGATCAATTCGACGATAGAATTGACGATGCTCTACAGTACTTCTCTGAGTACCATTACGATGGTGCTATCAGAACTTATCTAAAACATCAAGTAGATTCTTCATGGTTAACTCAATTTGAGTCAGACAGTACTCAAAATGCTTCCACCACTGGATCTCATGACTATTCTGGTCAAACTTTTGGCGAACAGCAAAACTATCTAGTGATGCCAGAATCAGTATTATCAGTATTAAGAATCTTCCCATTCAACGATAGAAACGCAATGGACATGTTTGACATTCGTTATCAATTACGATTGAATGACTTGTATGATTTACAATCTACATCTATTCTATATTACGAACAATTACAGCAACATCTAAACTTATTAGACATGACTCTAGTGGGTCAAGTTCCTATTAGATTTAACAAACATCAGAATAGATTATACTTAGATATGGATAATGCTAGAGTAACCGCAGGAGAGCACTTTCTTATTGAGTGTTATCGTAAAATCGACCCAACTACCTTTACAGATGTCTACAATGACATATGGTTAAAGAAATATGCTACAGCATTAGTTAAGAAGCAATGGGGTCAAAATTTATCAAAATTTGAAGGAATATCACTTCCAGGTGGTGTCACTCTAAACTCAACAAAGATTTTGGATGAAGCAACTCAGGAAATCGAAAAATTAGAAGAAGAATCAAGAAACAACTACGAGTTGCCACTTGATTATATGATAGGATAATATCATGCCAACCAATGTGTTTTTTAATCATGCAGTTGATACAGAACAAATGCTCATGGAGGATTTGGTCGTAGAATCATTACGCATGTATGGGCACGAAATCTTTTATCTCCCAAGAGAAGTAGCAGAACAAGAAGACATATTCTTAGAAGATGTTCGCAGTACTTTTGGCGATTCTTATTCAATAGAAGCATATATTGAAAACACAGAAGGGTTTGAAGGAGAAGGAGATCTCTTTAGTAAATTCGGTGTAGAGATCCGAGACCAAGCAACATTTATCATCTCATTACGATCATGGGAAAGGTTTATCTCATTGGATGAAAACTTAGCAACAAGTTGGAGACCTAACGAAGGAGATCTGATCTATTTCCCACTCTCAGGTTCAATGTTTGAAATCAAATTTGTAGAACATGAGAACCCATTCTATCAATTAGGTAAATTGTTTGTGTTCAAATGTCAATGCGAACTTTATGAATACAATCAAGATGACTTTGATACTGGAATTGCAGGTATAGATGATGTAGAAGCATCCAATGCTTATTCAATTAAGTATAATATGAACAGTGGTAATTCTACAGCATTTACTGCAGGTGAACAAGTTAAACTGTATGGAACTAACACAGTCGTCGGAGAGGTTCAAAGTTGGGATGGAACTACTAGTGTGTTGTATCTTATGAATTTGACAGGTCAAACTGTAACTGCTGGATCAACACAATTTGTAGGAGTAGATTCAGGTGCTACCTGGACTGTTAATACTGTAGGTGATGAATTAGAAATGATAGAAGATGAGTTGGCACAAAACCAAGACTTTGAAACTACAGGTGATAGTTACTTAGATTTCAGTGAGACAAACCCATTTGGTGAAGTATAATGTTTGGAACTTATTTTTATCATGAGACAGTTAAAAAATCAGTATCAGTTTTTGGTACTTTGTTCAACAACATAACTGTTAAGAGAGTAAAATCTGACGATACAGTATTACAAACACTCAAAGTTCCATTAGCATATGGACCAAAACAAAAATGGTTAGCAAGAATTACAGCAGAACCTGATCTCAATGATCTTTCTAGATCTGCAATCTCTTTGCCTAGAATGGCATTTGAGTTGACAGGATTTACATACGATTCTGCTCGTACTTTGAATAGAAACATTCGAATGGTGAAAGATATAACTTCTGGCGAAGTAGACGGAACGAATCCGACTAGAGGATATCAGTATGTACCTGCACCATACAACCTAAACTTTACACTATCTATTATGGCAAGAAACCAAGAAGATGCTCTACAAATAGTAGAACAGATTTTGCCATACTTCCAACCAGAATATACTGTTGCTATGTCGACAGTACCACAAATGTCAGATGTTAGAGATATACCAATCATATTAGATAGTATCTCACAATCTGATAGTTATGAAGGTGACTACTTAAGTCGTAGAATCCTTACTTATGATTTAACATTCACTATGAAAACATTTTTCTATGGACCTGTTGTATCTGGCAAAGTTATTACTAAAGTTGAAGAAGGAATTTATATTGGATCTGGAACTGTTGCTTTTACTGGAACCACTCAAAATGAAGCAGGACTAGTTAAGAAAGTTAGACATTATGAACCTGGAGTTTCTGTAACTGTAAATGGTGCTGTAAATAATACTAATGCAGTTATATTGGACTCAGTTCCTACTGGAGTTGCTGTAGGTTATCGTGTGTTCGGTACAGGCAATACTAGCAACCCAACTATTAGCAGTATAAATAGTCTTACACTTACACTAAGTGATAGTGTAACCCTTACAGACAATCAACAACTTATTGTAGTTGGTGGTGTAGATCCTGATGACACTTTCATAGTGGCAGAGGATGTAAACTTTTATGAAGAATATACACCAAGCACCTATAGTGATGAAGATTATACATAATGAAAAAATATGAGCAAAATAGACGATAAACTTAACGATCTTCTCGATATTAACACCGAAATAGACGAAACTCAGAAGAAATTACCCACCATTTTTAAAGACCCCGATAAAAGGTTAAAGGAAGCAGATAAAGATGCGACTTATGGTAGAGAGGTGTTATACAACTTAGTTGAACGAGGGCAAGATGCTGTAGATGGTATCTTAGAACTTGCTAAAGAAACTGAGCATCCAAGAACTTATGAAGTTGCTGGACAGTTAATCAAAACTGTAGGTGAAACTGCAGAGAAACTTTTAACTCTACAAAAACAGATAAGGGAATTAGAAAAGACGGATAGTCCTCAAGAATCTCCAGGAACAGTTAACAATAATCTATTTGTAGGTAGCACTGCCGAACTACAAAAATTTTTAAAGGATAGAATGAAAGATGGGTGAAAGAAAAGCAGAAATTAGAACAGCAGAGATCTATGTAGTAGATCTTTATGAAGATGGTAAATTGGTAGAAGAAAGGTATCTTCCAGGAAAGAGTTTTCATTATGCTGAAGATGTACAAACCAATTGGGAAAATGGTATTATAAAAATAGATGAGTGAAGGATATCTAGGAAACCCTCGTGTTAAGCGAGCAGGTGTACAAGATCAATGGACTGAGGAGATGGTACTTGAGTACCAACGATGTCTAGAGAGTCCAGCACATTTTATTCAAAACCACATTCAAATTATTTCACTTGATGAAGGATTGGTTCCTTTCCATCTGAGAGGATACCAAGAGGGATTAGTTAATCATTTTGATGAGAATCGATTCAGCATTGTATTAGCATGTAGACAAAGTGGTAAGTCGATTACTGTTTGTGCGTACTTAATATGGTTCGCATTGTTTCATCCAGAGCAAACGATCGCAGTCTTAGCAAACAAAGGTGCTACTGCTAGAGAGATGTTGGCAAGGATAACAACCATGCTTGAGAACATCCCTTTCTATTTGCAACCTGGAACTAAAGTATTAAACAAAGGAAGTATAGAGTTTGAAAACAATAGCAAAATTATTGCTTCAGCAACATCTGGCAGTTCCATTCGTGGTCTCTCTGTTAATCTACTCTATCTTGATGAGTTTGCCTTTGTAGAAAACGCAGAAACATTCTACACCTCCACTTATCCTGTTGTTACATCAGGTTCTAAGTCTAAGGTGATTATCACATCAACAGCAAATGGTGTGGGTAATATGTACCATAAAATTTATATGGGTGCGATGAATGGTACATCTGAATATAAGCATTATCAAATCGATTGGTGGGATGTGCCTGGAAGAGATGATGAATGGAAAAAATCAACCATTGCGAATACTTCTGAGTTACAATTTGAGCAAGAGTTTGGTAATTCGTTCTTAGGAACAGGTAATACATTGATCAATGCTAATACTTTATTGGGTATGATGGCAGAAGATTGTGAGTGGCAAAAAGATAACTGCAAGGTGTATCGTCAACCTATAGAAGATCATAAATATATCATGACTGTAGATGTTTCTATGGGTAGAGGACAAGACTATTCCACATTCACAGTTTTTGATATTACACAGCAACCCTTTGAGCAGGTAGCAACTTATAGAGATAATGTAATCAGTCCTCTACTGTTTCCTGACATATTAGCAAAGTATGCAACTGCTTTTAATAAAGCACTTGTTATCATAGAGAACAACAATGAAGGATCAGTTGTATGTAATCAACTGTTCTACGATATAGAATATGAAAATGTATTCGTAGAGAGTACCATCAAAGCAAAAGGCATTGGTGTTACAATGACCAAAAAGGTAAAAAGGATTGGTTGCTCTACAGTAAAAGAATTACTCGAAGAGGGTAAACTAATCCTCCACGATAGTAATACAATACAAGAATTTACCACATTTGTTTCTAAAGGACAGTCTTGGGAAGCAGATGGTGGTAATCATGACGATTTGGTTATGAATTGTGTAATGTTCGCATGGTTTGCGACTACACCATTCTTTGAACATCTCTCAGATATAGAACTTAAAAAGATGATATATCTAGAGCAACAAAAACAAATAGAGGAGGAAGTGCTTCCTGCAGGGGTCTTTGGAGATCCCGATAGGTATGTAGAACCTCCCATAACACGCGATGCAGACGGCAATACATGGGTTCAAGATGACTCTAATGATGATCCTTATGATCCATTGAAGAACTGGTTATAAGGTGTAAGATCAAAAAAGTTATAAATAATCTTTGAAATCTGACTTTGCGGTCGCATATAGGAGAAAATAACATGGCATTTCAAGTATCACCTGGAATACAGGTAAAAGAAGTAGACTTGACTAATGTTGTGCCTGCAGTTTCAAGCACTACAGGTGCTTACGCAGGTAATTTCCGATGGGGACCTGTTGATGAAGTGACAACTATTACTAGTGAATCTTTATTAGCAGAAACTTTCGGTCAGCCAGCCAATACAAACGCATCAGCAGAAGAGTTTTTCTCTGCTGCAGGTTTCCTAAACTATGCTAACGATCTAAGAGTAGTTCGTGTTGCAACAACAGGGTTGTATTCTGCTAACACTAGTGGAGCAACTACATCATTACTAAAGAACAGCGATCAATATGTTGCTTCTTACAGAGATGGTGATTTAAACGCAACTGTTGGTGCATGGACTGCTAGATATGCAGGTGCTTTAGGAAACTCAATCAAGGTGTCTGTTTGTGCTAGTTCAAATGCATTCTCGGAAGATAATGTAGATACTACTGCAGCATCAAATGCTGTAGGTGCTACATCTATCACTTCTGTGAGTGATGCAGATGCTAACTTTTTAGTTGGCGATAAGATCTGGTTTGCTGGCGATGACAGTCAAAAATATAAAGTTACAGCAGTTGCTGCGACTAGTTTGACTATCGAAGCATTAGGACAACCATCAGGAACAGGATTAGTCTCTGCAGTCGATGGTTCATCTGTTGCAGTAAATATCTCAAGAGAATGGGAATTTGCTACTAATTTTGATAAGGCACCTGGAACATCAGCACAGGCAACTGCTGCTGGTTCATCTAATGACCAATTACATGTATGTGTAGTTGACGAGGATGGATTAATTACAGGCATTGCTGGTACAATATTAGAAAAGTTCGCATTCCTTTCGAAGGCATCCGACGCGACAGACACTTTTGGTTCATCTAACTATTATAGAGATGTAATCGAAAGATCTTCCGAATACATTTGGTGGACAGGACACGATACAGATATAGTATCTGGTGCTGCAGAAGAAAGAACTTTTGCTGCTTCAGTATCATCTGCTTTCGGTGCACCTGATCTTCCTCAAGTTTCATCACTTTCTGGTGGTGCAGATGGTAGAGTACCAACTGCTGCTCAGAAATATGGAGCATGGCAATCATTCTTTAGGGATGGAGACAGTATTGATGTCTCATTCTTAATAGTCGGGTCTTCTCATACAGATAATGGTTCTGGTACAGAGCAAGACTTATTGGCTGATTGGACAACTTTAACAAATCAAGCAATTCTGGTAACAGAAAACAGATTAGATTGTATAGCATTCATTTCCCCAAGAAGAAGTGATTGTGTTAATGTAACAGAATCCACTGCTACATCTAACATCAAAACAACTGCAGATACTGCAAGTTCTTCTTCTTACGCATTTATGGATGGGAACTGGTTGTACATCTATGATAAATACAACGATAGATATGTATGGGTTCCAGCATGTGGTCACACAGCAGGACTCGCAGCAAGATCTGATACACTAAGAGATCCATGGTTCTCACCTGCTGGATTCAGCAGAGGACAATATCTCGGTATAACAAAATTAGCATACAATCCTCAAAAAGCAAATAGAGATACACTTTATAAAGCAAGAATCAATCCAGTGGTAACTTTCCCAGGACAGGGTACAGTACTATTTGGTGACAAGACTATGCTAAGTGTTCCTTCTGCATTTGATAGAATTAATGTTAGAAGATTGTTTATCGTATTGGAGAAAGCAATATCTACAGCAGCAAAAGCACAACTCTTTGAATTTAATGATCCTTTCACAAGAGCATCATTTAGATCAGCAGTTGAACCTTTCTTAAGAGAAGTTCAAAGCAGAAGAGGTATTTATGACTTTGCTGTAGTTTGTGACGAAACTAACAATACTGATGCAGTAGTAGATGGGAACGAGTTTGTTGCTTCAATCTTCATCAAACCTGCTAGATCAATTAACTTCATAACTCTCAACTTTGTTGCTGCTAGAAGTGGCGTCGAATTTGAAGAGATTTATGGTGCTGTTTAAGCGAGGATAGAACATGGCGACAATAGACCAATTTAAAGCACAATTAATCGGTGGTGGTCCAAGGGCAAACAGATTTAGAGTATTCATACCTAGATCTGGTGCCAAAATCGAATTTCTATGCCAAGCAGCACAGATCCCTGCTGCAACTATAGGTACTGTACCTGTAAACTTCAGAGGGCATCAATTAAAACTTGCTGGTGATAGAACATTCGAAAATTGGACTGTTACAATCATCAACGATATCGAATTTTCAGTTAGAAATGCAATTGAAGACTGGCAAACCGATATCCAACAACTAGATAGTGGAGAGGGTGCAACCTCCACTGATTACTTGCTCAGTAGAGCATATGTTGAACAACTACACAAAGACGACAGTGTGTTAGCAAGATACGAATTCTTCAACATGTTCCCTGTCAACATTGCTGGTATAGATTTATCTTACGAGACAGTTGATGCATTGGAAACATTTACAGTTGAATTCGCTTACTCACACTGGGAGCATGTGGTTTAAAACAAACTAAATATACATTATGGAATTATTCGGATTCGAAATACAGCGAAAGAATAGACAGGTATTAGACAAAGAGAAAGCACCTTCATTTGTCCCACCTGTTGAAGATGATGGTACACCTGTCATTCAGCAAACACCTGGATTTATTACAGGTGCTGCGAGTGGTCAGTACATCGATATGGAAGGTGCCATCAAGAATGAGGCAGATCTCATACGAAGATATCGTGAGATGAGTCTTATTCCTGAATGTGATGCTGCGATAGATGATATCGTCAATGAGTCAATCACTGGCGATCAAGAGGAGCAAGTTGTAGATATCAACTTGGATAAGACGGATCTATCTGACAATATCAAAAAGAAAATTCGCGAAGAATTCGAAGATGTAATAACCATGATGCATTTTAACCAGAATGGTCATGACCTCTTTAGAAAGTGGTATGTTGACGGAAGGATATACTTCCACAAAATGGTTAATAAAGATCGACTCAAACAAGGGATCGTTGAATTAAGAAACATTGATCCTTTGAAGATCAAAAAAGTACGAGAAGTCGAAAAAGAAAAAGATGCTCGTACTGGAATGGAGAAGATAAAGAAAGTAGAAGAGTTCTTTGTCTTCAACGATAAAGGTTTTGACAAGGGTGGTGGAGCATCAGGGCAAACTTTAAAAATTGCACCTGAAGCAATCACCTTCGTCACTTCTGGACTTCTTGACTACAACAAGAATGCAGTAGTAGGATATTTGCATAAAGCAATTAAACCTGCGAACCAATTGCGTATGATGGAAGATGCCTTGGTGATTTATAGAATCACCAGAGCACCAGAAAGAAGAATCTTTTACATCGATGTAGGGAATTTACCAAAAGCAAAGGCAGAACAGTATCTTGCCGATGTAATGACCAAGTATAGAAATAAGTTGGTCTACAACGCAAATACTGGAGAGATTAAAGATGACCGCAGACATATGTCTATGCTTGAAGATTTTTGGTTGCCACGTCGAGAAGGTGGGAGAGGTACAGAAATTTCCACTCTTCCTGGAGGACAGAATCTATCTGAGATAGAAGATATCCAATACTTCCAGAAGAAACTGTACAAGTCTTTGAATGTCCCTGTATCAAGACTAGAATCCGAAACAGGATTTAGTTTAGGTCGTGCATCAGAGATAACTAGAGATGAGGTCAAGTTCTCTAAGTTTGTAGACCGAATTCGTAAGAAGTTTGGTCGTGTGTTTACTGATATCTTACAAACACAATGTGTATTGAAAGGTCTCTTATCACAAGAAGAGTTTGAAGACATTAAAGAATTTATTCAATATAACTTTAATGATGACAACCACTTCACAGAACTTAAAGAAACAGAAGTTCTTAGAGAAAGGTTAAATACTCTAAGAGAAATCGACGAATATGTCGGTAAGTATTACTCTAAAGAATTTATTCGTAAGAGAGTACTATTACAATCTGATAATGATATTAAAGATATCGATAAGCAGATTGAAGCAGAGAAAGCAGAAGAACCCGATGAAGAGGGTGACGATGATAACTTTGGATTAGAATAGGAGATAATGATGGCAGACAATACAGTAAAACTAGCAATAGATGCTATTGATGCAGGTGAATTAAATCAGGCAGGTGAACATTTGAAATCTGCACTGATGGCAAAGGCAAAGGAAGCAGTTGATATCAAACGAGTAGAGATGTCAACAAGTTGGACTGATCAGCAACCAGAACCAGCAGAAGATGCATAAATTTAGCACTTTCCAAAATGTGTTAGACGAGGCAGTATTTAAACTGCCAAGAGGTCATAAGAAACTCAAGTCTAATAAAGAACGCATTGTTGGGAAAGTGTATGATGTAATCTTTACACAAAAGGGTAAAGATATATTTGTTTTTGTTGATGGACAGGAGACTGGTCCATATAAAGATCTTAAAGATGCACAGTCAAATGTTAAAGATTTGGTGAAACTCTTTAAGCAAATGAAAGCAGAAGGAATAGATCCTATGGAGGGATTAGTTACATGAAACTAATATCAGAATTTACAACTAACGACTTGGGTTGTTTAGTAGAAGAAAGAGACGATGGTAAGAAAGACTACTATATACAAGGAGTCTTTATGCAATCTGAGATCAAAAACAGAAATGGTAGAGTCTATCCAAAAAATGTTTTACGAGAAGAAGTAAAACGATACACTAAAGATTTTATAAAGCAAGATCGTGCATTTGGTGAGTTAGGTCATCCACAAGGACCAACTATAAACCTCGATCGTGCATCCCACCTCATTACTTCATTAGAAGAAGATGGGAATAATTTTGTGGGTAAAGCAAAGATTTTAAGCACCCCAATGGGTTCTATTGTTAAGAACTTGATTGACGATGGTGCAAAACTTGGAGTATCATCTAGAGGTCTAGGATCCCTAGAAGAGAAGGGTGGTGCCCAATATGTAAAAGGCGATTTTCAGTTAGCAACTGCTGCTGATATCGTGGCGGATCCTTCCGCACCTGATGCCTTTGTAAATGGTATCATGGAAGGTGTAGAATGGATCTGGGAAAATGGTATTCTAAAGGCACAGAAGATAGAGCAGTATAAAACTGAAATATCATCTGCGAAATCATCTGAGTTGGAAGAAGCCAAATTACGAGTATGGAGCGACTTCGTTAGAAGTTTGTAACATATAAATAGTTTGGTAAGAGTAATAGAAAACTCAGATAATAGGAGAAATTCGAAAATGGCTGAGAACATTAAAAACAACGAACTTGATCTTGAAGAGCAAGATGCACAGTTGAAAGGTGCTGAGAAGGGCGACAAAGTCCATCCTAAGCAAGGTTCATCTGATGCTGAAAAGATAGAAAAAGGAAAAAGCGAAGTTGTAACTCCAGACGAAAATCCTGTTGACAAGGCAGTAGCATCAGTTAAAAAAGCATCTGATAACAAAAAATCACCAAAAAGAAAAGGTGATCAAGATGGTGGCGACAAAGTTGCTGCTAAAGTTAGTGAAGATGTTGACACTGAAGAAGATTCAATTGAAGAAGGTTATTCTAAAGTTGAAATGATTAAAGCAATGGTCAACAAGTTCAAAGACATGGATAAAGAACAACTTAAAGCATCTTATGATAAGATGGTAGACAAACAAGATGACGACGAAGAAGACGACATGGAAGAGTCTACAAAAGCAGAAATCATAAGAGCAATCGCTGAACACCTCAAGTATGCTGACGAAGAGTCAGTTGCTGAGCAATTCGATCTTATAATCAACGAAGCAAAAGCGAAAGAAGAAAAAGAAGACGACTCTGACGATGAGGAAGAGGACGAAGACGAAGACGAGATGGACGAAGAAGTTCAAAAAGAACTTGAAGATGCTATCAAAGAAGTTGAAGTCAACGAAGACGTCGAAGCACTTGCTAAATCTCTAAACTTAGATGAAGAGAACAAAGCAAAAGCACAAACTATCTTCGAATCTGCTGTTGCTGTTAAAGTTGATCAAATCAAAAAAGATCTTACAGAACAGTACTCAAAAGAACATCAAACTGCCGTGGAAGAAAGCAAATCTGCACTTTCCGAGCAAGTTGATAAGTATCTCTCATATGTTGCAGAAGAGTGGGTTAAAGAAAACGAACTCGCAATTGAGAGAGGTCTTAAATCAGAAATGACAGAGAACTTCATTACAGGACTAAAAGCATTGTTCGTAGAACACTATGTTGAAGTACCAGAAGAGAAGTACGATGTTATGGACGAATTGGCAAATAGACTTGATGAAATGGAAGACAAGTTAAACTCTGAAGTTGAAAGAAATATGAAACTTCAAGAAGAGATTGACGGATTCCAAAGAGAGTCTGTAGTCAATGAAGCATGTGCAGATTTATCTGAAGCACAGAAAGAAAAATTACTTTCTCTAAGTGGAAAAGTAGACTTCCAAGACAAAGAAGATTTTGTTAGCAAAATCTCTGAAATCAAAGAAGCATATTTCCCAACAGAGAAAACCGAAGACACTTTGATCGAGAGTGCTGCCGAAGGTGAAGATGAATGGACTGATACAGTTGTTGAGTCAACTGATAAGGTCGTTGATCCTACCATGGCAAAGTACGCAGAATTCGTATCAAAGGTCAAACCACTAAACTCAAAATAGGAGAAAAGGTAATTAACTATGTTTATGACAGAACAATTACAAGAAAAGTGGCAACCTATTCTAGAGCATCCTGAAGTCTCAGAGATTAAGGATCCCTACAGAAAGGCAGTCACTACAGTTATTCTTGAAAACCAAGAAAAAGCACTTAGAGAAGATGCTGCAATGCTTGCAGAAGCATCGCCATTAAACTCTACAGGTTCACCAATTTCAAATTGGGATCCTATTTTAATCTCTTTAGTTAGAAGAGCAATGCCCAACTTAGTCGCATATGACATTTGTGGAGTTCAGCCAATGACTGGACCTACAGGTCTTATCTTTGCTATGAAAGCAAGATACAACGACTATCCTACAGTTGCTAGAACAGGCAAAACTGAAGCATTAGGCATCAACGAGCCAGACACTGGATTCTCCAGTGCTGCAAACCCAACTGCTGCTGGTCCTTTATCAGCACAGATCACTGATCCATTTGACTCATCTTCACCATCATATGAAGATACAACTGGAACAGGTATGACTACAGCAACTGCTGAAGCATTGGGTGACTCTTCTTCTAACTCTTTCGCAGAAATGGCATTCTCAATCGAGAAAGCAACTGTTACTGCAAAATCAAGAGCATTAAAAGCAGAATACACAATGGAATTAGCACAAGACCTTAAAGCAATTCATGGTCTTGATGCAGAAGCAGAATTAGCAAACATTCTATCTTCTGAAATCTTAGCAGAAATCAACAGAGAAGTTGTTAGAACAGTAAACATCCAGGCAAAAACTGGTGCTGCTGCAACATCAACTCCTGGTACATTCAACTTGGATGTAGATGCTAACGGAAGATGGTCAGTTGAAAAATTCAAAGGACTTCTTTTCCAAATCGAGAGAGAAGCAAATACTATTGCTAAAGAATCTCGAAGAGGTAAAGGTAACATGGTTCTATGTTCATCAGACGTCGCTAGTGCTCTAGCAATGTCAGGTGTGTTAGACTATGCTCCTGCACTTCAAACAGGATTAAATGTAGACGACACTGGTAATACTTTTGCTGGTGTATTAAATGGAAGATTCAAAGTATATGTTGATCCATATGCTGGTGTTGACTATTTAACAGTCGGATACAGAGGTACAAACCCTTATGACGCAGGTCTTTTCTATTGCCCATATGTTCCATTACAAATGGTTCGTGCAGTAGGTGAGAACACATTCCAACCAAAAATCGGGTTCAAAACTCGATATGGAATGATTTCTAACCCATTCGTTGGATCATCTCCTTCTGATGGATTAGCAACTGCTGGTACTAACTTCTACTACAGAAAGTTAGCAGTATCTAACATTCTATAAAAACAATTGATTGTTTTCTAAGGGCAGTTTATCTGCCCTTTTTTTTATATAAATACTAATATGCCAACACCAACTAACAAATCTTATTTACAACCAACATCCTTTAAGTTGTTGATCCCCAGATTACCAACTGTAGAATACTTCTGTACAGCAGTTACAGTACCAGACATAAGTTTCTCTGAAGCAATCTTTGCTACTAACATTGGTGTGAATGCATACTATCCTGGAGATAAGATAAGTTTTATGGACTTAAACATCACATATCTTGTGGATGAAGATCTAAAAAACTACAAAGAAGTATATGATTGGATGCGTGCCATTACTCCTGCAAATGATCCTGAAACTTTCAAAGCATTGACAGGAACTACTTCTAGTTCTACTAATGCTTATACAGGCACAGGTTCTGATTTAGAGCAGTATGAAGATATCACACTGGTTATCAATACCAACAAGAATAATCCAAATAAGTTTATGAGATTTTATGATGCCTTCCCCATAGCATTGGGTGGGTTTCAAATGTCTAGTGAAAGTACAGATGTTGCTACTCTAACATCTAACATCAGTTTTAGGTTTACATACTTCAACATCTCTGACAACTCGTAAATCACCTTTACAACACCTGATAAATATAGTAGAATATACTTGAGGATATATTATGATACTTGAAGACTTTCCACGCGAAACTAAAAAGTTTGAAACCATATCTAAAAAAGGTGAAGAAGCACCTTTAGCAAAACAATGGTTTAAAGAGTTTCCTGGAGCATGTAGGTATGTTCCACTCAAAACTGTAGATTCTCGTATTAACAATGGGAGACCAGATACACATATTAGAATCAGAGATTACTTTGCATTCAAAAACAAGTATGATGTAATTGGATCTACATTACCCCATAGAACTGAAGAACAGAATAGGATGTATCATTTCAATAAGATGCATTATCTTATTCATAATATCAAAAGCAATGGTTTAGAATATCCACCACAAGGTGTGTTGACTTATGATGCTAATAAGAATCATCAGTTATCCTTTTCTTATCATGTACATCCAGGAACAGGTAGAGTAAACGCACTTAGATGGTTAGACTGGAATCCTAATGTTATAATTTGGGATCCTTACGAACTATTCAGAGAGTATCCTGCTTTAGACTTTGAAATGTATTGTGATATCTTTTGGCAAAACCATGTGCACAAAGAAGGTGAGTTCTCATTAGACTTTCTTGTGAATGGGGGAGGATGGGGCAATTTAGAATGTTTCCAAACTATAAACTACCAAGTCAATTACGATGATCATTATGCTAAGATAAAGCATATGTTCGAAAAGAAACCAACTCTGTACATTGGGTATGACAGCAGACATGGTACAGCATCAAAAGCATGCGAAAGATCAATCAATAAGTGGTCGCACCCTTTCATTATCAAATATCTTGATGTATCACAAATACCTGAATACACTAGAGAGTATGCTAACCAATCAACTGAGTTTACATATAGTCGCTTCCTAATTCCTCATCTAGAAAATTATGAGGGCATAAGTTTATTCTGCGACGATGACTTTATTTTCCTACAAGATCCGACTCCACTCATCATGTCAGTTAATTATGATGAAGCAGTATCTTGTGTAAAGCATGACTTCAGTGATAAAGGTTATCGCCAGAAACTAGGAAACGAAAAGGATGTTTGGTATCCTAAGAAGTTATGGTCAAGTCTCATGGTATTCAATAATGCTCATGAAGACTGCAAGAAATTGACACCAGAAGTCATTAATACTGAGTCTGGTCAATACTTACATCAGTTCCAATGGACTAATGCCAATAAGATTGGTGCTATTCCAGATAGATGGAATTGGTGCGAGGGTTATAGTGATGAAGCAAACTTTTACAAAGCAGGTGCTGTTCACTTTACAAGAGGTGGTCCATGGATAAAAGACATGGACTGTAAACACATTAAATATAAAACTATACATGAAATCTTTAGAATCGATCAAGAGCGAATGGACAGAGGAATGTTCCATCAATGATATTGAGTTAGATGTCTCATCTTTAGACGTCCCTCGACTTCATGCTAAATACTCAGAATACTTAACTGACTGGAAGTTAGTTGAGAAAAAATTGAATTTGAAATACAAAGAACTGCTTAAGAACAAGTGGTTATGGTTCAATGGCAAACTATCGCAATCAGAGATCGAAGATCTTGGTTGGGATTATGATCCTTTCAATGGACTTAAGATTATGAAAGGTGATTTCAATTACTTCTTCGAAAGTGATAAAGATTTACAAATTATGAAAAACAAATTAGACATTGCCAAGATTACTATAGAATACATTTCTGAAATTATTGATATGTTAAAGTGGAGACACCAAACTATCAAGAACATTATAGAGTGGCGAAAGTTTATGGCTGGTGCTTAATGATATTAAACAATTATTTTTATAAGATTCCAGGTGCTTTTACAGCAGAAGAATGTGATCAGTTTCATGAGTTAGCAAGACACATACAGTTGGGTACAGGTAAAGTCGGACTAGGAAAACATGATCCCGACATGAAAGACGAAGAAGATCTAGTAGATTTTAGATCTCGTAAATCTGTAACAGGTTGGTTCGAACCAGGAAAATTACCTGAGCATCTAATGGGTAAGGTAGTTGAAATGACTAATCGTGCTAATCATGAAGGTGGTTGGAACTTTGATTTATGTTACCAAGAGAACTTACAATACACCATTTATAATGGTGCACCAGTCGGTGAGAAAGGTGGTTATTATCACTGGCATGCTGATCATGGTGGTGAGATAGGTCCCGATGGTAGGCATAGAAAATTGTCTTGGGTCATTCAGTTGACCGATCCCCAAGAATATGAGGGTGGTAATTTTCAATTCATAGAACCCTGGAAACAGTTCTGGGATCTAGGCAGAGATGGTGGTCGTAAAGAATTTGATTTAGATTCTATGATTGCTACTGTACCATGGTCGTGTAAAGCAAAGGGAACATTTTTAGCATTCCCTTCTTTTTTATTTCATCAAGTGACACCTGTATTAGCAGGTACACGCATTTCATTAGTTGGATGGGTACAAGGTTTCCCATATAGATAATGAAAGTAAAACTAACCAAAGTGGACGAAGTCCATATGGTAATTGATGCTGACGATAGCATCTATCGCGAATTGTTTGACTTCTTTTCTTTTGAAGTTCCTGGAGCAAAATTCATGCCAGCAGTTCGCAATCGTTTCTGGGATGGATACATCCGTCTATTCAATATCAAAACCCATAAGATCTATATGGGTTTATTCCCTTACATCTATCAATTTTGTAAAGAACATAACTATGAATTAGAAACCGATGGTCTAGTAAACTATGCGGAGAATCGCACACTTGAAGAAATCAAAGAGTGGGCAAAAACTTTAGATCTACCCTTTGAACCCAGAGACTATCAGTTAGAAGCAATACAAAGGGCAGTATCTAAGAATAGAAGATTGCTAGTATCACCAACTGCTAGTGGCAAGTCTTTGATCATATACATGCTTCACAAATGGTATGAGCATAAAAAGGCAAGAGCAACAGGTGATGATGAATGTAAAACATTGATCATCGTACCAACCACTTCATTGGTTGAGCAAATGGCAAAAGACTTTGCGGAATATGGTTATGATCAACCCATATGTAAGATCTATTCAGGTCAAGAACACTTTGATGCTAATGTGACTATATCTACATGGCAATCTTTTAGTAAAGCACCCAAAGAATGGATGAACCAATACGATGTAGTGGTGGGTGACGAGGCACACTTGTTTAAGGCAAAGACACTTACAAGTATCTTAGAAAAGATGAAGAATGTCACTTACAGGTTTGGAACTACAGGTACATTAGATAACAGTCAAGTGCATAGATTACAATTAGAAGGATTGTTCGGACCATTCACTCAGGTGGTATCTACCTATGATCTGATGGAAGAGGGAACAGTTGCTAAGTTGGGCATACATTGTTTGATTTTAAATCACCCCAAACAATCAAAGATGACATACCAAGATGAAATGGATTACTTGGTATCTAATGAGAAACGCAATAAGTTTATTGTCAATCTAGTTAAAAGTTTAAAGGGAAACACACTCGTGTTGTTCCAATATGTTGAGAAACATGGAGTTGTACTTTACAATATGATGCAACCCATATTAAAGGAGAAATTACATTATGTTTATGGTGGAACTGATGCGAAAGATCGCGAGCAAGTTAGAGGATTGGTTGAGGAAAGTAGAGATGCTTGTATACTTGCATCCTATGGGACATTCTCTACTGGGATTAATATTCGTCGTATTGATAATATTGTATTTGCTTCTCCAAGCAAATCTAAGATAAGGAATCTACAAAGTATCGGTAGAGGACTGCGTATAAGTGACGATAAGACTGAAGTTAAATTGTACGATATTGCTGACAATCTTAATGGTGATAACTACACGATTCGTCACCTTAGAGATCGTATAAATATCTATACAACTGAAGGATTCGATTACCAAATACATGAAATCAAACTATGAAGCAACCCCAAAAAGATACGAAGTGATCAGGTTTAAGAACGGACAAGAAATAGTTGGTATGGTAAGGGAAAGAGAATCTGGAGGTTGGATTTCACAGAGGGGTATAGAAGTATGGGCACCCATGTCTGTATCCTTATCGTCAATGCCTGACAACAAAGAAACAATCGCAAACTTTATGCCTTTTACAGCAATGGCAAAAGAAGCAGTGCTATTCTTTAAAGAAGAAGATATTCTGTTTAGAGCAATAATGAATCCAGAATACATAAAACTATATGATTCCGCAGCAACAGAATGGATGAAGATTTTAGAAAAACGAATGTTAAACCCTATTTCACAACAGACTGGTCAAAAACGAGTCAGAGATTACTTAGATAAGACTGCAAGATCACTCGCAGAGGAAATCTTACTCAACGATGATGCTGTGGATGATATCCAATCTAAATCGAAACGATTTGAAGATAGAGTCTTAACTGATGATGACAAAATACATTAATGGCATATTCAAGTAAAGTAGTAGATAGATTTGAGGATGTGCTGAAAAACCCAGAAGCATTTTCCGTCGGACGATTCGATCCTAAAGAACAGAATGTTGGTACAGGTATGGTAGGAGCACCAGCATGTGGTGATGTCATGAGACTACAGATCAAATGCCAACCTTACAATAACACCTATATAATAGAGGATGTAAAGTTTAAAACCTATGGGTGTGGATCAGCGATTGCTTCCTCTTCGGAACTCATTGATATGCTTATAGGTAAAACACTAGAAGAAGCAAAGGAAATCAAAAACAAAGACATCGCAAATGCCCTGTCTTTACCATCCATTAAGATCCACTGCAGTGTACTAGCAGAAGATAGCATTAGACGTGCTATTGAAGACTTTGAATCGAAACTATAGATAGTCCATATATAATATACTCTACCCTCTGGGGCATATTAATTGTACTACGACTTTTGTAATTTGCATAGTGGGTTTTGAAAAAAAGATAGAGTTTTTTTATACGATGAAAATTCCAAAACCACCTTTACAAAACACTGTATTTACAATATGATAGTTATATTGGTAGGAGAAATACATGGCGAAAGTTGCCCCAATACATTATGTTAACAATAAAGAGTTTACTCAAGCAATCATTG